CAAAATAAGGATTTGCTGGTATTTCATGTCTGCCAAATGCGCCTACTGCCTACCTCTTGCCTACCATTATTTTAAGCGGTAGGCAAGTTTGGCTTCTGCTCTGTGTGCTGCAAAGATTTTCACGGCGTCGCTTTGCATTTTCTCGGTATTAAATACATATCGTTCCATTGTGACCTTTAGATCGCGGTGTCCCAGGCGTTCCATGACGGTCTTTGGCTGTGCGCCATTTTCCGCTAAAATCGTTCCATGGGTGTGACGTAGGGCGTGGCTGTGGAACAAAGGGTTACCTAGCTCAGTATGCACCACTCTGGCACAATACTGGAAGGATTGCGGCGTTAAAAGCTCCCCATTTTCCCGGGCGCTCAGTGGCATAATCTCTGGGTACGGCATCGATACGCTGGCCGGTGCCTGCACGATCGAGCTATCAGGCAACAAATAGGTCTTTTTAAAATAGGGGCCATACCGCAGCATATTCTTTTTACGCTCGCGGATCTCCTTCGTGAGGATTGCAGCATACTCCTCATCGATTCGCAGAGTTCGTACAGAATTGTACTTCGGTGGTCGGTAAAACCATGTGCCACCCTCATCGGCCAGTTGGTGATTGATAGTGACAGTGCCGCTCGCCAGGTCGACATCGTTGATTAGATCTATTCCGTAGGTCTCGCCGATGCGGGTGCCGCAGTGGTAGCCGGTAACGAGGGGCATAAAAAAGTTCGTGTCCGGGGTGAACCGCTGCAGGATGGCAGCATAATCTTCGGCGCAGCAGATATATTCACGGTATTCCTTTCGAGCCTTGTTCTCGTTTATCTTGGGGATTCGCACATAGGTACAGGGGTTAAACTTGATGTATTGGCAAGGATAGACAGCATAATTCAAGGCCCCTGATAGGCAGCAAAGGATGTTCTTTATCATGCTTTGAGCGTATCCTTGCATTTTCTTGTCATCGATCCAACGCTGGATTGCATCCGGCTCAATTGCCGCGAGCCGGTAATGCCCAAGAGCCGGTTTAATATGTATCCTGATCTTTCGCTCATAATCCTGCTGAGTGTTGTAAACCATGTGCTGCAGCACATAATTCTGATACCAATAGTCAAGGTAGTCAGCCAGGCTGATATCGCGGGGACTGAAGCTGCGTCCGGTGTTGTCATATTCTGCTTTGGCCTGTGTGCCAGCTGCGACCGCCTCGGCTTTGGTCCTAAAGCCCCCTTTTGATATGGGCTTGCGCTGGCCGCCTACTCTAGCCCCCTCAAAGCTGTATTCCCAGTTCTTGCCGCGTTTCCGTGTTCGTAATTCTCCCATTGTGCATCTCCTTCCTTGATTTTGTGTATAAAAATAACAGGGTACTTGACCCTGCCCGCCGGAGATGATACACTGATCTTGTAGGATAGTTCATCTTCGGTGGGCTGTATTGCCGCTCTGGTGTTGGTAGCACCGGGGCGGTTTTTATTTTATAAGTTTGCAGTCTGCCAAATTGTTACTGAGGAACTGCAGCTTGATAGGCAAAATAAGGCACCCAGTACAATTAGTAATACTATCTTCTTCATACTATTTTCCTTTCTGTTGCGACGTCGCAAACTTATAGCCCTGGAAATGTAAAATTTGACATTGTGTAAATAATGCCTCCAATGGCAACAACTGCAATGATAAGACCTCCCACAATCCCCCAGAATAACCTTTTCTTTTTAAGCGGATCAGCATAGGGCTTGGTCAAATCGGCCCCACAGTTAGGGCAGCTCTTAGCTTCGGGCTCTGCATAAAATCCGCATTTGTAGCATTTTAGTTTAGCATCCATAAATAGTCCTTCCTGCCTGTTTTGCGACGTCACAATCATTACAACATTTTTACAACTGACAAATACGGCTCAAAGGCTATGTAGTAATTATCAATCGCAGCACCTTCGCCGTATTTTAAACGATAAGCTCCTAATGCGTCTGCCAGAAACGTCTCAGTTACCTCCAGATATTCGGCCATCTCGTACAGACTTCTGCATCCGTGCTCGTAAGACCTTACAATACCGGTCAGCCCCACCATGTGGTTATAGGCTTTTACTCGTGCCAGCAACTCTTGCTTGCGGTTTTGAGTACTTGACTGATCTATGATATCCCCGGAGGTATAAAAGTAATGTCCGAGTTCTTCAGCAAGCACACAGGCTTTTTCCCTTCGTGTTGATATACTTGTTCTGATTGCGATTTTGTTGCCCTTTATGCGGCCGTCATGGGCTTCCAAGGGTTTTTCCTTTACAATCACGCCCTGCGCATCTGCGTCTATGATTAATTTGTCATATACCATATTTCACTCCCCCATCAGAAGTTCTCATCATCCATAATGTCATCATCGTGCTGCTTCATCTCTTCAGTAACTTCTATATCAGTACGTTTGTGGGCGGCATTGAGAAGTAGGTGGTCTGGAGTTGATTCCATAATAGAGTATTTTGGATTCTCGGTCAGATCATGGGCGTAGTCAATGACTTTCTCTTTTCCCACTTCTGTTAATTTACGAAATGAAGTAATGAGGGTTTTTTCAGATGCGGCATTTTTTTCAATTTGGCTAATCTGCTCAAAATCCATTTTTGCATCTGCTAAAGAGAGAGGAGGTCCGTCGTACGTAGGGATTTCTTGCCTTGCGAGAGCGGCTCTTAACTCACCACCGGGTAGTCCGATAACCTCTGCTACTTTGGTAATCCAATCATAACCTATTTCGTAATCGCCCAATTCACCCGGCGTAAAAGTGTCTATGTTTTGTAACCAATACAATGAGACAGCAGACTTTTCGGCAACTTCTTCTAGTGTCATTCCTATCTCATCTAACCTGCGCTTTAATACGCCTTCTAAAGAGTCATCACTTATCATTGGCACATCCTGCCCACATATCCACGTAGGATTAACTCTCAAAGAATCTGCGATGGTTTGAAGAATAGGGAGCTTTGGTTTGCTGATAAATCCATTTTCATATCTTTGTATAGTTGATTTAGCAACACCTATGTCGTTGGCGATATCATCTAAGGTAAAATTCCTTAACACTCTGGCCTGCTTTATTCTATTTCCGATCTCTTTTACGTCCATATTGATCTCCTTTAGCCATGTTAATGCCTCACGCTAATAATATAACACAAAAAATTGCATAGTGCAATAGCTAAAATGTAAAACGATAAAAAAAGTTGCGCCATGCTATTGACAACAAAGTTGCATAGTGCTACAATGGGCTGAGAAAGAGAGGTGATTTCCTTGATAAATACTAGCAAAGTCAAGGGTCGGCTTGCAGAATTGAGTCTAACTCAAAAAGATGTCGCTACAGCTTTAGGAATTGCTCAGCCTACCGCAAACCAGAAGATTAACAACAATCGCCCTATGGACTTAGATGAGGCAGAAAAATTGGCGAACTTATTACGCTTAACTCCGGAGGAGTTCCAACCATATTTTTTTGCACGCGAGTTGCATAGCGCAACAAAAGAAGGAAGGAGGAATCAAGAAAATGGAAGACATAAAAATCGGAAATCAGGAAATGGGGATTAAAGAATTTAGAAATCAAAGAGTGGTAACCTTTAAAGACATTGACACGGTCCACGAAAGACCAGGTGGGACTGCGGGTAGAAATTTTAGAAAAAATAAAGACAAATTTATTGCGGGAGAAGATTACTTTCACCGAAATTCGTCGGAAGCAAAAAGCGAGCATGGAATCACAGCTCCAAACGGACTTATCCTTATTACAGAGTCAGGCTATCTCCTACTGGTAAAATCATTCACAGATGACTTGTCGTGGAAGGTTCAGAGAGATTTGGTTAGTACATATTTCAAGTCCAAATCAACGCACGAAAAAGAATACGACGCCATAGCATCTGTTGAAAGCAATCCTCAGCTTAAAATGTTTAAAGCACTGTACGACAACGCTGTTGCACAGGATATCAGGATAAAAGAGGCTGAGGACAGGATAACGAAAATCCAAAACCGCATTGACGCCGCACCAACCTTGGAACTGCCGGAGACAACGCAAGCACTTGACTCGTTGTTTAAGCGTCCGGTTACTCTTTACACGACAACTTCCATTGGTAAGGCGTTTAATATAAGCGCACGGTCAGTTAACCGATATTTATTAGCACAAGATGTCCATCACCCATATAAAAGAGGATGGAAGCTTCATGCTAAGTATGATAACTGCAATTATGTTTATCAGAAATCGGGAGCATTTTATAATTCCGAAGGAGAAAAAGAAGAAACATTAATGACGTGGTGGACGGTAGAGGGGAGAGATTTTGTTTGCGCTATTTTGAAAAATGCCGGATTAAAGCAGAAACAACAGATTAAGTCTTATGATCGCCACGCTAATAGGGGTAAGCGTAAAAAGAATAAGTAAACTTTACGGATTATGGAAAAGACAATAAATAAAACAGGAGGTAAGAGTAAGTGGAGGAAATCTTATATACGGTATCGGAAACCGCTGATTTACTGAAGTGTAACGTGAGCTACATTCACAAGCTGCGAAAAGCAGGTCTGCTGCCATTTTTAAAACTCGGCTCGTTCAAATGCCGACGGACGGCGTTACTAAAGTTCCTGCGGGATTTCGAGGGTATGGATCTGACAGACCCGTTTGATGTGCAACCAATAGAGGGGGTAACCAATGAATCAGCTTAAGTATTGGCTCCATGAAGCTGTCATCGTGCTTAAGATCATTACTTATCTTACGGCCTGGATAATCATTATCCTGATACTGTGCAGGCGGAGTACGCCGGTAATGGCTCTGGTAGGGATTGGGCTGCATATTATAAGCACATTGGCGATTTTGAGAGGGGGCGAGGGAGCAAAATGAACAGATACGGAAACAAGCCGGGGGTTCGGTACGCAAGAAGTAACCAGATCTTGCACATAGTGCTGGGGCGGTGGGAACTGTTATTTGGCCACAGGTTTGCTATTTTGCGTAACAGCAAGACATGCACAAGCCGGTGGCTGGGAGAAGGAAAATAGGCCCCGTGCTGCAACACGAGAGCCTAAAGAAAAATAACTACATGGCTTTATTATAGCCGGAATTGGAGGATTTGTAAAGATGGAAGCAAAATTTGAAATCAAAGAAGCACTTGAAGAGTTAAATGAAACAAAATTAAAACAGGTTTACACCATGACCAATATTATGGCGCAAAAACACCGGCAGGATACTAAAAAAGCGCTTCTGACCCTGGACGATCTTTGCGATATGGTACTGCAATTTGATAGCTCAGAAGTAAAGGAGGCAAACAAAGCCTTTGATCAGATGTTAGAAGGTCTTTCACTGGATAAGGTAGTTGCTAACAAATTATCCGACTTAGTTACTGCAATGTGCTACGTATATGAACAACGAAGTTTTGTCTTAGGCTTTCGCCAGGCGGCTGCACTACTTATGGGAGGTAATCATGATTAAAATTAATCGGCTGGAGGCCGAGAACATAAAGCGGATCAAGGCTGTAAAAGTAGAGCCTTCTGCGTCAGGGCTGACTGTGATCGGCGGGCGCAACAATCAGGGAAAAACGTCTGTATTGGATGCCATTGCATGGGCGCTGGGAGGCGACCGCTACAAGCCCTCTGAGGCGCACAGGGACGGCTCTGTATTGCCGCCGGCTCTTAAGATCACACTTAGCAATGGCTTGGTCGTGGAACGCAAAGGTAAAAATAGTGACCTTAAGGTAATAGACCCTAACGGCCAGAAAGGAGGCCAGCAACTGCTTAACAGCTTCGTCGAGCAGCTTGCCCTCGATTTGCCGCGCTTCTTGCAGGCGTCCGGAAAGGAAAAGGCGCAGACGCTCCTACAGATCATAGGTGTTGGAGACCGGCTCTATAAACTCGAGCAGAAGGAGCAGGAGTTATATAACGAGCGTCTGGTCATTGGCCGCGTGGCAGATCAAAAGAAAAAGTTTGCCAAAGAACAAACTCATTACCCGGACGCTCCGAAGGAATTGATCTCCGCGTCGGAACTGATCCAGCAGCAGCAATCAATCCTTGCTCAGAATGGGGAGAACCAACGCAAGAGAGAGCGCTTGCACCAATTGGAACAGGATGACCAGCGGCTTACGGAGCAAATGCAAGAACTTCTGCGCAAACAGAATATTGTCCGGGCAGATTTGGAGATCGCCCGTAAATCTGCCCTTGATCTGCACGACGAATCTACAGAAGAATTAGAGCGCAACATTGAGCAGATCGAAGAGATCAATCGTAAAGTGCGGATCAATTTTGATAAGGACAAGGCCGAAGAGGATGCCAAGGACTACGCCGGACAATATGATGCCATAACAATAGAGATTAGCAGCATCCGAGAGCAAAAGATTGCCCTGCTGCAAGGGGCTGATCTGCCGCTTCCTAACCTCGCTGTTGAGGATGGCGAGCTAATTTATAGAGGATACAAGTGGGACAACATGTCGGGATCGGATCAGCTAAAAGTGGCCACGGCTATTGTCCGCAAGCTTACGCCGGATTGTGGTTTTGTCCTCCTGGATAAGCTCGAGCAGATGGACCTCGATACGCTTAAGGAGTTCGGGGAATGGCTGGAGGGGGAAGGACTGCAAGCGATTGCTACCCGAGTATCTACCGGCGACGAGTGCAGCGTAATTATTAGCGATGGATATGTAGTCGACGCTGATGATCGGCCAAAGGAAGCGAGAGCATTGAAAACATGGAAGGCGGGTGAGTTTTAGCATGGCGGCATTCGTGGATCTGGCAGGTCAACGATTTGGCCATCTTACGGTAATTAAACGAGAGGGAACCCGAAACCGAATGGCACTATGGCATTGTAAATGCGACTGCGGAAAAGATACACTCGTTTTGTCTGGGAGTCTCCGCAGTGGAGCATCAAAATCCTGTGGATGTTCAAGGCTTGCTCACTTAATAGAATCCCCACCTCGCATGACGCACGGCGGTAGTCAAAAAGAACGATTATATCGAGTATGGAGGGGAATGATTGATCGATGCTACTACCCTTCGCATAACAGATATTCGGATTATGGTGGGAGAGGAATTGTTATTTGTCAAGAATGGAAAAGTGATTATTCTGCTTTCCGGAAATGGGCCATGACAAATGGATATAATGCAGACGCACCTCGCGGAGAATGTACTATTGACCGAATTGACGTAGATGGGCCCTATGCTCCTTGGAATTGTCGTTGGGTTGACGCAAAAACACAAGCCAATAATAGAAGAACTAAATAATGTAGGGAGGAATTCTAATGGAAATAATTCGCGGAAAAATAAAAAAGGCGCAAAAAATTGTGGTTTATGGTCCAGAAGGGATAGGGAAAACAACATTCGCATCAAGGTTTCCAGATCCAATTTTTATAGACACAGAGGGCGGCACTGCGCACATAGATGTTGCAAGAACCCCCAGCCCCAGCAGTTGGACAATGCTCATGGAACAGGTGCGATATTTTAGAAATCATCCGTCTTCTTGCCGCTCATTAATTATTGACACAGCAGACTGGGCGGAACGGATGTGTGTCGAACATATCTGCGCAAAGTCGCAGGTGGACGGAATCGAAGGTTTTGGATATGGAAAAGGATATATATATCTTAAGGAGGAATTCGGACGATTACTAAACCTACTCGAAGAGGTAAGGGAGGTAGGAATTAACCCTATCTTTAATGCACATGCGACCATGAGAAAGATCGAGCAACCGGAAGAGATTGGCGCTTATGACCACTGGGAGTTGAAGTTATCCAAACAAGTAGCTCCCCTCGTAAAAGAATGGTCCGACATGCTACTGTTCGCAAATTACAAAATCAATGTGGTGAACATTGACAATCAAGGGGCTACTAAGGGGAAGAACAAAGCGCAAGGCGGTAAACGAATCATGTACGCTACTCATACCCCTGCATGGGATGCCAAGAACCGGCACGAGCTGCCGGACGAAATGCCCTTTGATTACGAACAAATCAAACATATCTTTGCGGAAATCAGCCCGGTACAGGCGGCAAAGCCGGAACCGGAGCAGATCCGTGAGTCCAAGCCTGAGCCGGATAAGCCGACCGTTGACACATCCTTCATTAATCAAATGGAAATGGATTTTGAGGGCAGGGATTCCGGGAAGAAAAGCGCGGAAGCTCCGAAAGAGAAAAAGTCTGATTTATCGCCAGCTCGAAGGAAGTTAAAAGATCTAATGGAAAGTAACCTTATATCAGAAGAGGAAATCCAGTGGGTTGTAGCGAAAAAGGGATACTTCCCGCAGAGTACGCCAATCGAGAATTACGGGGATGATTTTATAGAGGGTTGGCTGGTTGCGTTTTGGGACAAAGTTTATGAGATGATACGCAAAGACTTAGACAAGACAGAAATACCGTTTGAACAAAAAAATGGAGGTTGAGATTATGAATGAAAAAACAGAAAGAGCATTGGACTGGGAAGACGAAATTGAGCAGGATTCAGCGGAGTTTACTGTATTCCCTGAGGGGGATTATGATTTTGAAGTGACTGGATTCGAGCGAGCCAGATACCAGGGTGGGGATAAGGTCCCGCCCTGCAACAAAGCCATTATTAAGATCAAGATCAAGGATGGGGAAAAGAGCACAACGATTAACCATAATCTGCTCTTATATTCAACACTTGAATGGAGGATTTCGGAGTTCTTCGTATCCATTGGGATGAAGAAAAAAGGCGAAAAGGTTGCCCCGAAATGGGGGAACGTGATCGGTTCCACCGGCAGGGCGAAAATCGGGATCCGCAAATGGGAAAACAAAGAAAAGGGAACCAGCGGAGAAGCAAACGAAGTACTAAAGCTCTACCCGAAAGAGCAGAAAACCTTTAGGGCAGGTGAATTTTAATGGAGCTTAGGCCATATCAGACAAATGCGAAGCAGGCAATTTTCGAGGAGTGGGAAAAGGTAGACAAGACGCTCCTCGTATTGCCTACGGGCTGCGGCAAAACAATCGTCTTCGCAAAGGTGGCGGAGGATTGTGTAAGAGCTGGCGATCGTATCCTGATTCTGGCGCACCGGGGTGAACTTCTGGAGCAGGCAGCCGACAAGATTGCAAAGGCAACCGGACTCGGATGCGCGACCGAAAAAGCGGAAGAGTCTTGCCTGAGCAGCTGGTTCCGCATTGTAGTGGGGTCCGTCCAGACTCTTATGAGGGAAAAACGGTTAAAACAATTTCCTGCCGATTACTTCGATAAAATTATTGTGGATGAGGCTCATCACTGCCTGTCTGACAGCTATCAGCGTGTGCTGGAGCATTTTGACGAAGCTAAGGTACTTGGAGTTACCGCAACGCCGGATCGGGGCGATATGCGTAACCTGGGACAATGCTTTGAGTCTCTGGCGTATGAGTACACTTTACCAAAAGCTATTCGAGAGGGATACTTAAGCCCGATCAAGGCAGTAACAATTCCGTTGAAGCTGGATCTGACCGGCGTAGGGACACAGTCGGGGGACTTTAAGGTAGGAGATCTGGGATCTGCCCTTGATCCGTATCTGTACCAGATCGCCGACGAAATGGCGGGCTATTGTGCCAATCGTAAAACTGTCGTGTTTCTTCCGCTGGTTGCCACAAGCAAGAAATTCCGTGATATTCTGTGCGAAAAAGGGTTTCGCGCGGCAGAGGTAGACGGGGAGAGCAAAGACCGGTCGGAAGTTCTCGAAGCTTTTGATCGTGGGGACTATAACGTACTATGCAACTCCATGTTATTAACAGAGGGCTGGGACTGTCCCAGTGTGGATTGCATCGTTGTATTACGTCCCACGAAAATACGCAGCCTATACAGTCAAATGGTAGGGCGCGGAACCAGGCTGCACCCCGGCAAGACCGATCTGCTGCTGCTAGATTTCCTATGGCACACCGAGCGGCACGAGTTATGCCATCCGGCACACCTGATTTGTGTTAACGAGGAAGTAGCGCAGGCTATGACCAAGAACATCGAGGCGGCCGGTTGCCCGGTAGATATTGAGGAAGCCGAAACAAAGGCCTCCGAAGATGTGGTATCACAACGGGAGGAAGCCCTGGCCAAGCAATTACGGGAAATGAAACATCGAAAGAAAAAACTGGTGGATCCTCTACAATTTGAAATGAGCATCCAGGCCGAAGATCTATCAGGTTATATACCGGCGTTTGGGTGGGAAATGTCGCCACCAAGTGAGCGGCAGGTAAAGACTCTGGAAAAACTGGGAATCTTCCCGGATGAGATCGATAATGCCGGCAAGGCTGCGAAGATATTAGACCGCCTGAATAAGCGCCGGGAAGAAGGACTCACCACACCCAAGCAGATCCGCTGCCTGGAGGGTAAAGGCTTTGAGCATGTGGGAGAATGGAAATTTGATCAAGCAAAAAATTTAATTGACCGAATTGCAGCGAATGGATGGCGGGTACCTCGTGACATCCACCCGAATGAGTATAGACCGGATTAAGGAGTATGAACGCATGGATCAGAGGACAGACCTTTTAAAAGTTTTAAACCATATAGACCCGTCAGAATTGTGCTATCAGGACTGGGTAAATGTCGGGATGGCCTTGAAGGAAGAAGGTTACGATACGGCAGACTGGGATGCCTGGAGTGCAAAGGATCCGGGGCGGTATCACGCTAACGAATGTTACCAGAAATGGGTTACATTTCGCGGTACCGGAGTCCCTGTCACTGGTGGCACCATTGTGCAGCTCGCCAGAGATCAGGGATGGGTGCCGGAATACGATCCGGGTCATGAAATTGGTTGGGAAGACGAAATTTCCGGCGACAAGGACAACCTGGTTATTATCAATAAGAACTGGGTAGAAGACAAGGAAATTGAAGCCCCGAGCGAAACATGGAACCCCATAGCAGACCTGATTACATACATCGGAACCTTATTTGAAGCCTCTGATAACGTGGGATATGTAACGGAATCCTGGCAAAATGAAGACGGAAAATACCTGCCAACAAGGGGGAGCTATGACCGGACCGCAGGACAACTAATCGAACAGCTAAGCAAGTGCAAGGGCGACCTCGGTAAAGTGTTGGGTGATTACAAGGAAGAAGCCGGAGCATGGATACGCTTTAATCCGCTGGACGGAAAAGGCTGTAAAAACGAAAATGTGACTGATTACCGCTATGCCCTTGTGGAGTCCGATGATATGGAAATTGAGAAGCAGAACGCGATTCTTCGGGATCTGGAACTGCCGATTGCCTGTCTTGTACACAGCGGCAAGAGAAGCCTGCACGCCATTGTAAAAGTAGACGCAATAGACTACAAGGAATATCAAAAGCGGGTGGATTACTTGTACGATGTCTGCAAAAGAAACGGAATTTCCATTGACCGGCAGAACCGCAATCCGTCCCGTCTCTCCCGGATGCCGGGCATCACGCGCAACGGTCAAAAGCAGTTCTTGATTGATACCAACATCGGTAAGGACTCCTGGATGGAATGGGTAGACTGGATCGAGAGCGTTAACGACGATCTGCCGGATCCGGAATCTCTTGACAGTCTGCTGAACAATCTGCCAGAGCTATCTCCCAGCCTAATCGGCGGGGTCCTGCGGCAGGGCCATAAAATGCTCCTTGCAGGGCCGTCAAAGGCGGGGAAATCGTTTTTGCAGATTGGGCTATGTATTTCTATCGCCGAGGGGATAGACTGGCTCAAATGGCACTGTGCGCAAGGAAAAGTACTGTATGTAAACTTAGAGCTTGACCGTGCGAGTTGCTTGCACCGTTTTGCGGATGTATATAAGCGAATGGGTTTAAGGCCCGTAAACGCCTCTAATATCGATATTTGGAACCTTAGAGGTAAATCAGTACCCATGGACAAATTAGCGCCCAAATTGATCCGCAGAGCGGCGAAAAAGAACTATATTGCCATTGTGATTGACCCCATTTATAAGGTTATCACCGGCGACGAAAACAGCGCGGATCAAATGGCGGCCTTTTGCAACCAGTTCGACAAGGTATGCACGGAACTGGGAGCAGCGGTAATCTACTGCCATCACCACAGCAAGGGCAGCCAGGGCAGCAAGCGGAGCATGGACCGTTCGTCAGGATCCGGTGTATTTGCCAGGGATCCCGATGCCCTGTTAGATCTGATTGAGTTGGAAGTATCTGAAGACATACGGACGCAGGAAGAAAACAAGGCGGTCTGCCGGGCCTGCATTGACTGGCTGAATCTCAATAACATTGATTGGGATGAAGACCTGTCTCAGGACGATGAACTGAACAGCAGAACGATGATGGAATACTGCGAAAAGAAGCGTTACTTTGCTAAGCTTGGGGACTTGGACAAGGCCATAAACGAGGCAAAGGAAGCCGTAAAAATAATGACCGCATGGCGGTTGGAGGGTACGCTCCGGGAGTTCCCGAAGTTCGATCCGGTCAATATCTGGTTTGATTACCCGGTGCATTGTATGGATAAGTCAGGGGCCTTGAATGACATAAAACCGGAATGCGAAATGACTGGAAGGGAACGGAGCATGAAAAATCTTGGGCGCAAAAAGACACCAAAGGAACGGGAGCAAGAGCGCAAAGATTCCTTTGAAGAGGCAATTTCAAGTGCAAATTTAGGGGAACCGGTTACCATAGAAATACTGTCGGAATATCTCGGAGTGTCCGAAAAAACAGTCCGCAGACGAGTAAAAGAGCACGGAGGTTATGCCATTATAAAAGACGAAATAAAGCGTCTGGACAGGGACAAAACCGACAATAACGAGTAAATGTCCCTAGGGACAATATCGATTTTATTCTATTTTGTCCCTAACGTCTTGATAGACGGACAATATCGAAAAAACTCGGTTTTGACCCCAGGGACAAAGACAGGGACAATATATATACTACGTATATATATCAATGTCTGTCCCTGACGGGTCAGGTGTGAACAGGAACATGGGGCTGTAGGCTCCGCCCCATGTAGCCCTGTCCGACACTGCCCCCTGACAAAAAAGTTTGTCTTAAAAAATAAATTTAGCGATTTAAAGGAGTAAAGCGTATGACAACTGAATTTTTCCTGCCGCTCATACCCCCTACCAAAACTCATCAGGAGAAACAGATAAGAGTGGTAAATGGTAAGCCTGTACCTTATGAACCGGCAGAACTGCGAGCAGTACGGATAAAACTGGAAGCGCACCTATCTAAGCACGTGCCGGCAGAGAAGTATACCGGTCCCGTGAGATTAATTACAAAGTGGTGTTTTCCGCGTGGAAAGCATAAAGACGGCGAATACAAGATCACAAAGCCCGACACGGATAACATGGTTAAGACACTAAAGGATGTCATGACGAAACTAGGCTACTGGACAGACGACGTACAAGTAGCCTCCGAGGTAATTGAAAAGTTTTGGGCGGAAGTGCCGGGAATCTATGTCCGGATTGAGGAATTGCTATGACAGATCAAGAAATTGCGGCGGTCTTCCGGGACGTCTATAATGACTGGTGGTTAAAGTGGAAGATGGTCCCGGCGACAGAAAAGAACCTCGATGCCATGTCGCAAGAAGGATACCGTCTGATCCGAAAACACGGAGCAAAGCCATTGGTGACACACATGGTAAATGAATTAGTAAACGTCCTCGACGAACGGGGAAGGGAGGCAACAAACAATGGCAAGAAAGAATAAGCGAGATGAAAATATCTTGGAGGAATGGTTAAACAAAAAAATAAGAGAGCTTGGAGGAATCGCCCGCAAATGGGTAAGTCCGGATAACCCAGGCGTACCGGATGAGATATACATATTTCCCGGTGGGATTATTTACTTCGTGGAGCTAAAAACAGAGATCGGGCGGTTTTCAGACCTACAGAAATGGCAGATAGGCGAACTGCAACGACTTGGCTGTAATGTGCGTAAGATCAAGGGGCTAAAGCAAGCAGAAGAATTTTTGATTGAACTCGAGGAGGAATTCGGGAAAAAGCAGATGAGCAGAAAAGCCTGACGGGAGGGGAGAGAATGAATGATTAAAACAGACGAACGGGAGCTAATTGTAGAAGAACCTTCCGAAGGTTGTCCCGACTGCCCTTATGCTGGATGGATTGATATGTATGGAAAAACAATATGGGGTTGTGATATGCAATACTGTAGGCTCGCCGCCGACGAGGAGGAATTATAGAATGAATCAAACAGCAGAGCGACAGGAGGTTAAAACCGTCCTTGATAGAGAATTCCACGAGCTAATAAGCAATTTGCCCGGTTGCTTGCGAGGCTTATATAAGGAGCAGATGGACATCCACAATGAAGACGCAAGAAAACACTTTCTTGAATACTGCGACAGCAACAAATGTATTCGGGGAAAAGATTTTGTGGTTAGTGCATTGAATAAAGGCTGGCACGAGGGAGTATGCCTTGAATGTGCCTTTAATCCATACAACTTTTGTGTAGAGGATCAGGAAGTATAAAACATAAAAAGAAAGGGGACCGGAGCGGTGGCCACCGTAACAGGATATCCTGGCTCCTTTCAAAAAAATGGAAAAAAGAGAATTGTCAACTGAGGAATGGAAACAGCAAAAGAAAGAGAAAAAAGCGAGATTTACCGCAATGCAGAACCTGCCTTATGAGGTGAAAGTAAAGAGAGCGGAACTCAGGGCGATTGAATTCAAGGAGGAATTAGACCAGCGGGGACTGAATTGTCATGTAAGCGTAGGAGGATTGGACAGCATCGTATTATGTTTGTTTCTTCGCAAAATTGGTATCGATATACCAGCAATATCCGTTTCGGTACTAGAAGACCAGAGCATACGGAGAGTGCACCAGGAACTGGGAATTATCACTGTGACTCCAGGGAAATCAAAAGTAAAGGTCTTGAATGAAGACGGATTTCCCGTGTTGTCAAAAAAAATTGCCGGGCGGATTGATACTTTACAGCATCCCACCGAAAGGAATAAGACTGTACGAAATGCAATCATGACTGGTGAGTGCGGAGCGCAGGGGCACTTCACAAAAAACAGTAGAATGCAATTGCCTCAAAAATGGCTGAATCTCTTTGGTGGTATGGAGAATGAAACCTATGGAACCAGCTACAAACAGGCTCCGTTTTTGGTATCCAATAAGTGCTGCAAGCACCTGAAAGAAGATCCTTGCGACAAATGGGCGAAAGAACATAACAGCAAGCCTTATTTGGGTTTGATGGCTAGCGAGGGAGGCCAGAGAGAAGAGGCACTTATTGATCATGGCTGTAATTATTACGGCAAGAGTGTTATAAGGAGTGCGCCATTTGCCCCATTTCTCAGACAGGACTTATTGCAGCTGGCGATTGATTTAAAAGCACCGGTTCCAGAAATTTACGGGACGATTGAGCGGCGCTCCGATGGAACTCTGTGCACCACCGGAGCGCAAAGGACCGGCTGCAATATGTGCGGCTTTGGAATACATCTGGAAAAACGTCCTCACCGTTTTGATAGGTTACGGGAAAGAAATCCGAAAGAATGGAAATTCTGGATGTATGAGTGCTGCACAGACCCCAAAACCGGGGTGAAATATGGTTGGGGGCGAGTACTGGATTATATAGGTGTGGCGTGGGAAAATGAATGGGTGCCGGAACCGCAGCAGATGGAGTTAGATTTGATTCACTAAATTA